AACGGACTGAACTGTCTCTTGTTATGCGGTTCATCAGGATCTGGTTTAACACAGAGCACCTTGATCGCGGCATCCTGGTTCGTGAGTGGGCTGCCGGCAACCGTATCAGCAATGTTCAGCGCACTGATTCCGGCACCAATGCAGATGGAGGCTATGTCACTGACCGCGGTGAAGGCGCGCATCACACCCTGGACACTCTCGATATGGAGATTGCCTGTGCACTGTTGCCGATGGACTTCAACCACCGCGAAATTCCGGGCAGTATTCACCGGCGTGCCAAAGAGATCGTGGCCAAAAAAGAAGAGCCATGGAAATCATGGAGCGCCATCCTGCGTAATCAGCCGGGTGTTCTGTCGGTTAACCGCGCGGCCATTTTCAACCTGGTACGCATTGCGCCTGAAAACATTCACCACAATCCGGCAGCACATCTGGAGTTTGTTAACCAGACGATGACTGCTGAGTTCAACGCTGCTGTCGATCTGGTATCTCTGCCAACACCTGAAGTTTCACGTGAAGAAACCGACAAGCAGCTGGCTGCACAACGCGGTGAATTCGTCGAAGGTATCAGCGACCCGGCGGATCCAAAGTGGGTTAAAGACGAATTGCAGCCACAGGTTGAAAATCTCGGTGGCGGCATGTTCTCCATTGATGGCCTGATGAACGAAAAACGACCAGAAAACGATGGCCGTTCACCGGTTAATGGGGAGACCACCAGCGATGTGCAGATGGAAACGGCTCAGCCAGAGAAAGTCGAAGTTATTGATGCGGTACCAACAGGCGAAAGCGCTGATGCAGCTGATCCGCAAACAGTTACCGTAGCGCCGGCAGATATTCTGGCAGCAGCGGCACCAAGCCTCGCTAACCAGGAACAGGCGGATGTTAACCAGAAAACGGTATCTTTCAGCCAAAACAGCGATTCAGTAAACCAGAATGCGCCACTTCAGGTACAAAACGAGCCGGAAGCGCAGCAGAATGAACCGGTTGCCGAATACCCTGCCTACTTCGAACCGGGCCGCTATGAAGGTCTGCCGAACAACGTCTACCACGCCGCCAACGGCATCAGCAGCACACAGGTGAAAGACGCCCGGGTGAGCCTGATGTACTTCAACGCGCGCCATGTGGAGAAGACGATCCCCCGTGAAGGATCCAAAGTGCTGGATATGGGCAACCTGGTGCATGGTCTGGCGCTCCAGCCGGAAAACCTCGACGAGGAGTTCAGCGTAGAGCCAGTTATCCCTGAAGGTGCATTCACCACCGCTGCCACCCTAAGGGAGTTCATCGACACCCATAACGCCAGCCTGCCAGTGCTTCTGAGTGCTGACGATATCAAAACACTGCTGGAAGAGTACAACGCCACCCTGCCCGCTCCGGTGCCGATGGGTAGCAGCCTGGAAGAAACTGCTCAGAGCTACATGGCGCTGCCAGCTGAGTTCCAGCGTATCGAGGCAGATCAGAAGCAGACCGCCGCAGCTATGAAGGCCTGCATCAAAGAGTACAACGCCACCCTGCCAGCACCAGTTAAAACCAGCGGCAGCCGTGACGTACTGCTCGAACAGCTGGCAATAATCAATCCCGACCTGGTAGCACAGGAAGCACAGAAGCCGGTACCGCTGAAAGTGTCCGGTACCAAAGCAGACATGATCCAGGCGGTGAAGTCTGTTTACCCGGAGGCTGTATTTGCTGACGAACTGCTGGATGCGTGGCGCGAGAACCCGGACGAAAAGATTCTGGTTACGCGCCAACAGCTGGCTACCGCTCAGGCTATTCAGTCTGCCCTTCTGGCGCACCCAACTGCCGGGATGTTGCTCCAGCACCCGAACCGCACCGTTGAGGTTAGTTATTTCGGCTTTGACGAAGAAACCGGGCTTGAAGTGCGAGTGCACCCTGACCTTGAAATCGACCTGGACGGCGCGCGCATTGGCGCTGACCTGAAAACCATAAGTATGTGGAACGTTAAGCAGGAGAGCCTGCGCGCCAGACTTCACCGGGAAATCATTGATCGCGATTACCACCTGAGCGCGGCCATGTACTGCGACACCGCGGCGCTGGATCAGTTCTTCTGGATTTTCGTCAACAAAGACGAGAACTACCACTGGATCGCCATTATCGAGGCATCAGCTGAGCTGTTAGAACTGGGGATGCTCGAGTACCGCAAATCAATGCGCGCCATAGCTACAGGATTCGACACTGGCGAATGGCCAGCACCTATCACCGACGATTACACCGACGAACTGAACGACTTCGACCTGCGCCGCCTTGAAGCGCTGCGTCTGGCTTAATGGAGGAAATGATTATGCAAAATACCAACATCATTACGACGGAGCAGGCTCCAACCACAATTTCAGCCAGCAACGCGGTGTTCAACGTGCAGGCTCTGGGCCAGTTAACCTCATTCGCAGAACTGATGGCGCAGTCAGTCGTCACTGTCCCCAAACACCTCGCGGGGAAACCCGCCGACTGTATGGCAATTGTCATGCAGGCTATGCAGTGGGGGATGAATCCGTATGCAGTAGCCCAAAAAACACACCTGGTTAACGGCGTGCTGGGCTATGAAGCGCAGCTTGTGAATGCGGTGATCTCCAGTTCCAGTGCCATCGTTGGCCGGTTCCATTACGAGTACGGCGGTGACTGGGAAAGAATCGCAGGCCAGAAAGAAGGGCGTGACGAGTTAGGTCTGTTTATTCGAGTCGGCGCGGTTCTGCGCGGAGAAGCGGATATCACCTGGGGAGAGAACATCTACCTGGCTGACATCACCACCCGTAACTCGCCATTGTGGAAGACAGCGCCAAAACAACAGATCGCCTATCTCGCAGTTAAGTACTGGGCGCGCCTGTACTGTCCTGAGGTCATTCTTGGCGTATACAGCCCGGACGAAGTTGAACCGCGTACTGAAAAGGAAATTAACCCGGCGCCGAAGCACGTCTCCCTCTCTGACATTTCAGGTGACAACGTAACAACCACACAAAGCGCGCAGGAAACAGCAACCAACATCGATGTTCTGGCTGACGAATTCCGGGATCGCATTGAGGGTGCCCAAGATGTAGATAACGCCAAAGCGGTACGGGCTGACATTGAGAGCGCCAAAGCAACACTGGGTACCGCCCTGTTCACAGAGCTGAAAAACAAAGCCGTGAAGCGTTATTACCTGGTGGATTCCCGCAACAAAGTGGAGGCCGCGATCAACTCCCTCCCGTCACCGGATGAACCCGGCGCCGCATCGCGATTTGAGGAAGCTGAGCGCGTATTGGCATCAGCAAAACGTCACCTGGGAGATGAACTGCACGATCAGTTCAGCATCACCCTGGCCGACATGAAACCGGAATATGTGGGCTAACGAGACTGGGAGGGGTAACCCTCCCATCAAGGAGATGTAATGCGACTGATTAACCGTGGTAGCAAGCAGTCACCGTTAGCGCGCCAGGCCTGCGACATCGCCCTGGCAACCCACCAGCAACGCTATGGCGACTACGGACGAAGCAAGATGAAAGAAACATATACGGTCAGAGTGGAAGGCGTGAAGGTCTGGGTGGAGGTGGTAAACCGTAAAGCCAGTTACGTGGCCACTGCAATGACCGGAATGCGCCGCCTGCGCTCCCTGCCCGGCCAGGCAGGCTGAAACCGAAATATCAACGACTAAAAACCGGCATACATATACTTATGCCGGTTACCTGAGGTGAACGATGGCACAGGTGATTTTTAACGAAGAGTGGGTTGTTGAGGCCAGGCTAACAGAAAGAACGGGCCTTAATGAAGGGCAAATCAAAAACTATCGTCTGAAACTCTGGGTGGAGGGAGTTCACTTCAAACGCCTTACCGCCCAGGGGCAAACAGACAATTCTAAAGGATTGCTCTGGTACAACTTACCCAAGATTAACCAGTTAGTGCAGGAACTCTGATGAATTTTCCAACCGGCGTTGAATTACACAACGGAAAGATACGAATTTCCTTCATTTATCGTGGTATTCGGTGCCGGGAGGTACTTCAGGGTTGGGTTGTCACGAGTGGTAATTTGCGCAAAGCTGGCAACCTTCGCGCAGTCATCGTAAGTGAAATTCAGCTTGGTACTTTCGAATATGCAGAGCGATTCCCTGAGTCAAAGGCTTTAAAAAAATTCTCTTCAACGAAGAAAATCACAGCTTTTGGTGAGCTTTGCGACATGTTTATGGAGGCCAAGCGTTACGAAATCTCCGCAGCAACTTTCGATTCACTCACGTCAGTTGTAAAAACACTTCGGCGTGTGGTTGGGGATGCCACCTTAATAATCGATATCCAGCACTCTGATTTACTGCGCTATCGCAATGACTTGCTCACAGGCAATGTTGTTCATCCGATCCATTCTTCGCTCAATAAGTCCGGGAGAGCTGCTTCCACAGTTAACGGGATGATGAGCGCACTGAGCACCATTCTCAAGCTTGCCTACCGCAGTAACTTCATCAAGCATACCCCTTATGAAGGTCTGAGGTGGTTGAAGAAAACTAAAGAGCCCCCGGATCCGCTTCTACCTGGAGAATACCTTGCGTTTATATCTTCTCTGACACGGTCACGTTATGCGGTACTGCTCTGGACTATCGCCATTCACACTGGTTTGCGTCACGGAGAACTGGCGGCTCTTGCATGGGAAGACGTTGATCTCCAGAAAGGCGAGATTAATGTCAGGCGAAATCTCACCAATAAAAATATCTTTGTGCTGCCTAAAACGGATGCAGGTATCCGAACCGTCTCCTTGCTCAAGCCAGCGCTTGAGGCTTTACGTGAGCAATTCCGGAGCACCGGTGCTATGGCCAGAAAGCAAATCATCCTGCACTACCGGGAGCCAGGGCGGACTGAACCGCTTGGACTGCGCTTTGTGTTTGTACCTCCAAAACGTAGTGGGAAAAGTAAAGGTCATTACGCGCGAAACTCCCTTGCTTACTCCTGGGAGAATGGGCTGAAAAAAGCTGGTGTTCGCGCTCGTGATCCATATCAGTCGCGCCATACTTATGCTTGCTGGGCACTGTCTGCGGGTGCCAATCCGTCCTTTATCGCCAGCCAGATGGGTCATGAAAACGCAAAAATGGTTTATGAGGTTTACGGGAAGTGGATTGGAGAAATGAGTAAAAATCAGGTGGATATCATTAATCAAAACTTACCTGATGCCTTGCCCCCGGTGTGCCCCTTGGATCAATTTGTGCACTCGAAAGCCTTATAACTTCAATGGAATAGGTGAGCGGCCTATAATAAGGGAATAATTATCAGGACTCGCAGCGGTTTCACGGGTCCCCTTTTTTGCGCAATGTAAGGGTGTCGTCTTATGCAAACTATTGACGGTAATGGTGCTGTCGCGTCAGTCGCGTTCCGTACCAGCGAAGTTATCGCCATCTACCCAATTACGCCAAGTTCAACCATGGCTGAGCAGGCAGATGCCTGGGCGGGGAACGGGTTAAAAAATGTCTGGGGCGATGTTCCCAGAGTAGTCGAAATGCAGTCAGAAGCCGGGGCCATTGCTGCCGTGCATGGTGCACTTCAGACCGGTGCCCTTTCCACGTCATTCACCTCCTCCCAGGGATTGCTGTTGATGATCCCGACGCTGTACAAGCTGGCAGGACAACTGACCCCCTTTGTATTGCACGTGGCGGCGCGTACCGTTGCCACCCACGCGCTCTCCATTTTTGGCGATCACTCTGACGTCATGGCCGTACGCCAGACCGGCTGCGCCATGCTCTGTGCCAGCAGCGTTCAGGAAGCCCAGGACTTCGCGCTGATTTCCCATATCGCCACCCTCAAGAGCCGCGTACCGTTTATTCATTTCTTTGATGGTTTCCGCACCTCGCATGAAATCAACAAAATTGTTCCCCTGGCGGATGACACTATCCTGAACCTGCTGCCGCAGGCAGAGATCGATGCCCATCGCGCCCGCGCCCTGAATCCGGAACATCCGGTTATTCGCGGCACGTCTGCCAACCCGGACACCTACTTCCAGTCACGTGAAGCGACAAACCCGTGGTACAACGCCGTTTACGACCACGTTGAACAAGCGATGAACGACTTCGCCACCGCGACCGGGCGTGAATATAAGCCGTTTGAATACTACGGTCACCCGCAGGCGGAACGCGTCATCGTGCTGATGGGGTCTGCAATTGGCACCTGTGAAGAAGTGGTGGACGAACTTCTGACCCGAGGCGAAAAAGTCGGTGTGCTGAAAGTGCGCCTTTATCGCCCGTTCTCAGCAAAACACCTGCTCTCTGCCCTGCCGGAAAGCGCCCGTAGCGTTGCCGTGCTCGACCGAACCAAAGAGCCAGGCGCCCATGCCGAGCCGTTATATCTGGACGTGATGACCGCCCTGGCGGAAGCCTTCAACAGCGGTGAGCGCGAAACCTTACCGCGTGTCATTGGCGGCCGGTACGGTCTTTCCTCCAAAGAGTTTGGCCCGGACTGCGTGTTCGCGGTGTTTAATGAACTGGCTGAAGCGAAGCCAAAGCCGCGCTTTACGGTCGGCATTTATGATGACGTCACCAATCTTTCTCTGGTGTTACCGGAAAACACGCTGCCATCAAAAGCGAAGCTTGAAGCACTGTTCTACGGCTTGGGCAGTGACGGTAGCGTGTCGGCAACCAAGAACAACATCAAGATCATCGGTAACTCTACGCCGTGGTATGCACAGGGTTATTTCGTGTATGACTCGAAAAAAGCCGGTGGGCTGACCGTTTCTCACCTGCGCGTCAGCGAGCACCCGATCCGTTCTGCATACCTGGTGTCGCAGGCAGATTTTGTCGGCTGCCATCAGTTGCAGTTTATCGATAAATACCAGATGGCCGAGCGCCTGAAACCCGGTGGTATTTTCCTGCTCAATACGCCGTACAGCGCAGATGAAGTCTGGTCGCGCCTGCCGCAGGAAGTGCAGGCGGTTCTTAATCAGAAAAAAGCCCGCTTCTTTGTGGTCAATGCGGCCAAAATTGCGCGTGAGTGCGGGCTTGCTGCGCGTATTAACACTGTCATGCAAATGGCTTTCTTCCACCTGACCAACATTCTGCCGGGCGACAGCGCGCTGGCGGAGTTGCAGGGTGCGATTGCCAAAAGCTACAGCAGCAAAGGTCAGGAGCTCGTTGAGCGTAACTGGCAGGCGCTGGCGCTGGCACGCGAATCCTTGTTCGAAGTGCCTTTACAGCAGGTGAATGCCGCCAGCCCGAACCGTCCGCCAGTGGTTTCTGACGCTGCCCCTGACTTTGTTAAAACCGTTACCGCTGCAATGCTGTCAGGCCTGGGTGATGCCCTTCCTGTTTCGGCATTGCCGCCAGACGGAACCTGGCCGATGGGAACCACCCGCTGGGAAAAACGCAACATTGCCGAAGAGATCCCAATCTGGAAAGAAGAACTGTGTACGCAGTGTAACCACTGCGTTGCTGCCTGCCCGCACTCTGCCATTCGCGCCAAAGTGGTGTTACCGGAAGCGATGGAAAATGCCCCAGCTAGCCTGCACTCGCTGGATGTAAAATCCCGCGATATGCGTGGGCAGAAATATGTTCTCCAGGTCGCACCGGAAGATTGCACCGGCTGTAACCTGTGCGTGGAAGTTTGCCCGGCGAAAGATCGTCAGAATCCGGAAATTAAAGCCATCAATATGATGTCGCGTCTGGAGCACGTGGAAGAGGAGAAAGTGAATTATGACTTCTTCCTGGATCTGCCAGAAATCGACCGCAGCAAACTGGAACGTATCGACATCCGCACTTCGCAGCTGATTACCCCGCTGTTTGAGTACTCCGGTGCCTGTTCTGGCTGCGGTGAAACCCCGTACATCAAACTGCTGACCCAGTTGTATGGTGATCGCATGTTGATTGCCAATGCCACCGGCTGTTCATCTATTTACGGTGGCAACCTGCCATCAACACCGTACACCACCGATGCCAACGGGCGCGGCCCGGCATGGGCGAACTCCCTGTTTGAAGACAACGCCGAGTTCGGCCTGGGCTTCCGTCTGACGGTCGATCAGCATCGTGCCCGCGTGATGCGCCTGCTGGAGCAGTTTGCCGATAAAATACCGGCGGATCTGAACGATGCCCTGCACGCTGACGCGACGCCAGAAGTGCGCCGCGAGCAGGTGGCGGCGCTGCGCAGTGCGCTCCAGGGAGTGGACGGCGCAGAACA